CGCGCAGGTCATAGCCGTAGAGCGCGCAATTGGCGGGGATCACGGTCTCGGGCGGGACGGTGTATTCGCCTGGCTGGATGATGATGACGGCGGGCTGGCCGAGGGCGGCTGCTCGGGCGAGGCCTTCTGCGACGGTGGCCAGCGGCACGGTGAGCGAGGTGCCGGCATTGCTGTCGCGGCCTTCCATGGTGACATAGAAGGTGCGGGCCACGGGAACGGAGGCCAGCGGCAGGCGCTCGAGGCTTGCGATCTCGATATCGGTCTGATGGCCGGTGCCGAAGACCTCGACCCACGGCAGGGCATAGCGCGCGCCGGTTGGCGCGATGACCTCGGCGGGGCCTGCGCCGGGCGGTGCGACCGAGGTGCGGATCGTGCGACGGCCGGAGGCGAGTGTCAGGGTGGTGTCGGTTGTGATCGTCGTTGTGGAAATCCGCACCTTGTCCGGCCCAAGCCAGTCGATGCCGCAGGAAATGGCATCATTGGCAGGATCGGGGGTCTCGGCCGCGCGGCGCCAGGCGGCGCGAAAGCTGTAGAGCTCACCGGGTTCCATCGGCACCGGGGCCAGACCTGCGATGCGGCCGGGGCCGGTGATGCGCAGGACTTTGCCGTCCGGGGCGACAGCGGGCGTGGCGGTCCCGGTCTGGAACAGCTGTGGGGTATCGCCGGGGCGATGTTCGAGGGGCGTGTAGGTTTGCATGGGTCAGGTCCGGGGTGGCGGGTTCAGGCGAGGCGGACTTCGAGGAGCGGGATCGCGGTGATGGAGCCGAGGCGTTCAAGATCGAGGGTGACGTCGAGCGTATCGGCGTCGAAGCGGACGGGCGTGTCGAATTCGAAACCGGCCGTCACGATGACGCTCGCATCGGGGGCCGCGTCGAATGTGATGAGCCCGGTGGTCGCGTAAGCGGACCATCCGGTGAACTGCTCCGCCCCGTTCAGCGCGACGCGGATCGTGCCCGCCACCGGCTTCACGATGCGGCGCAGATAGGTCTCGGGGCCGCTGCCATAGGCTTTGACGAGGGCAAATTCGGTGGCGGTGCCATCGCCCACGCCGATCTGCTGGTCGAGTTCGGACACCCTTACCGATGGCAGGCAGGATTTGTAATCGGACCAGTCCTTGAAGCGGAACGCCTGCAGGCGGCCACGGCGGGCCTCGAAGAAGGCGACAACCCGGGCGAGATCATCGGCGCGGCGGATGCCGTAGGCGACATCGAAGCGGCGGCGGGACTGGGCCCAGGAGGCGTTCCGTTCCTCGAAGCCCGAGGCCAGTTCCACCACTTGGGTCCGCCGTTCAGGGCCCCCGCGCGCCCCGCGGCTTATGTCGTCGGGGAAGCGCTCTTCGCAGAAGGTCATATCTTGATGTCCCTGGTTTGACAGGTCGCCACGCCCCGCGACTGCGGTGCGCGACGATGATCTGAAGTGGTCACATGCCGCGACGCCCCAGCGCGACGGCGCGGGCGATGTCGCTGGCCACTTGCGTGCGGGATTGCCGGAAACTCTCGGCATCGCGGGTCTGGATGGTGACGTTGATCACCGGGGACGCGTCCCGCCCTGCCGCGCCTGCGCCATAGGCGGTGGCTTCACGGCGCGAGAGCACCCGCTCGCCGCGCTGAAGGATCGCAGGCACTTCGTCGGGTTTGAGACCGGCCCACCCGCCCTGATGCAGCCGCGGGGCGGCGGCGAAAGCCATCGCCGGGACCATGCGCATGGGCGTTGAGCCACCAACTATGCCACCCTGATGCAGGATGCCAGCGAAGAGACCGCCGCCCCCGCCCAAGCCGCCAAGGGCGCCCGAGAGGGCATTGGCGATCGGCCCGAGGATGAAACGCCGCGCGGCGATCACCGCGAGATCGGCCAGGATCGAAGAGACCAGGCTCTTGAAGTCGAGCTTTCCGGTCGTGACGAAGGTCCGGAACGCGCTTTCTGCCGACTGGAAGGCCGAGACCAGCGATTGGCCGAGGCCCTTGCCCCAATCCATCGCGTCACGCGCATAATCAGCGAGGCTCTGCGCGACCGCGCGCCAGCCCGTTGCAGCTTCTTCGGCGGCCTTGGTCGCCGCGCCCCCAGCTTGACCTGTGGCATCACCGGCTTGACCCGCTGCGTCTGCTGTCTCGCCCAGCGCCGCCGTCGTGCGGCCCGCCGCCGCAGTGGTCCCGTCAAGTGCTGCACTGTCTTCGGAGGCCGCGGAGGTGACGGCGGTTTTTAATGCTTCCCAAGCGCTACGCGGACGGTTGGCGGCGTCCGATAGCATGCCTGCAGCTTCAGAATAGCCATCCGCGCGCCCGCGCGCAGCCTCGGCCATGCCCCCGAAGAGATCAGGTGCGTCAACGTAAGATCGCCCCATTGCGGCGCGGAAGGCGTCCGCCGCCGCTGCACCACTGGCCGCCGCCGCTCCAGCGTAAGGGTTCTCGATGCCGCCGAGATCGACGGGATCGAGGGTGCCGATCTGGGCGCCGCCTTCGCCGACGGCCCAGTCGGGCAGGAGCGACAGTGCGCTGTTCAACCCTTCGATGAAACGATTGATGCGGCTGACGACGGCATTGAGCATGGCCTCGACGCCATCAATCAGCCCGTTCGCAGCCTGGTAGGCGAAATCCCCGATGGTCTGGGGCAGCGCGCCCCAGATTGCGACCACCGCATCAAAGCCCCCCTGAAACGCCCCGATCGTGGCATTGGCCCAGCCGGTCACGGCTTCCGTCGTGCCCTGTAGCCCGTCATAGATCGCGGCCTGCGTGCTGGCCCAACCTGCCTCGACGCGTGCCCACGCGGCACTGGCCGACAGAGACAGCCGGTCCCAGGCCTCTGCGGCCACTCGGCCCAGAAGGCTCAAGGCGTTGCCGATGCCACCGACACTGCTGACAAGCCGGGTGAACTGGTAGATCAGCTCGCCCGCGCCGACGATGAGCGCCCCGATGCCTGTGCGGATCAAGGCTCCGCGGAGAAAGACGAGTGCCGTCGCCAGCCCCCGGACCGAAAGGGCCGCCGCCGCCATGCCGACCACCCAGCGTCCGGCGAGGAAGGCTGCGAAGGTGGCAGCATAGGTGCCAAGGCGCGTGAGATTGTCGAGCACCGCTGTGAACGCGCGGTTGATCGGGCCACCGGTCTCCGCGAGCCGCAGGAAGGCTTCCGCCATCGCGGTGACCACGGGGGCCAGTGCCGCGCCGATCTGCACCCGCATTCCCTGAAACACCTGGCCCACGCCGATCAGCGCGATCTCGGTGCGGCGCAGTGCAGTCAAAGCATCGCGATCGAGGACGGTGCCAAAACCGGCCGCCCGTTCGCCCAGCCGCGTCATTTCGGCCCCACCACTTGCCAAGAGTGGGATGAGCCGCGTGGCGTCAGACGCCATCGCCTCGAGATAGAAGGTCATCTCCTGTTGTGAGAGGCCGGCACGTTCAAGCGAGGTGACGTAAAGCTGCAGGGCTTCGGGGCCGGAGAGACGGGCGAATTGGTCCGCCGTCACCCCAACCTGCGGTGCGATATTCTCAAAGAAATCCGCCATCGGGCCGCCGCCCGTCTGCAGGAAATCCCCGACCCGGTCGTTCACGTCCTTCAAGATGTCTGCAAGCTTCTCCTGCTCGATGCCGACCGTGGCCGATGCCGCCGACCAGCGCTGGAACGCTTCGGGCGTGGCATTGGCCACCTGGGCAAACTGGTGGATCTGCGCGGCACTTTGCGCCGTCGTGCGCACGATGACGCCCAAGGCGGCGGTGGTCGCTGCGGCAGCTGCGCCCATGGCGACACCGACGCGCCGCGCGAAACCCGCAAGCCGCGTGTTGGCCGCCTCCATCTCGCGCGACAGGCGGCCGAAGCCCCGTGCACCCGAATCCCCCACGCCTTCGAGTTCCGCTCGGACCTGACGACCGCCCACGGCTGCAAGGCGGACGCTGACGCGCTTCTCTGCCATGGAGCACAGTCCTTGAATTGTGTATCACGAAGTGATACAGTAGTTGCATGATCATCAGCACCCGAGGCAAGCGCGCCGAGCAGGCAATGACGGGCCAGTTCGGCAAGGGGTTCCCCGCGGATCTGGTCAAGCGCACACGCGCCATACTCTCGGCGCTTGATGCTGCTGAAGTGTTGGAAGACCTGCGTTTTCCGCCAGGCAACCATCTGGAGGCGCTGAGCGGGAACCGGGCGGGACAGCATTCGGTCCGCATCAATGGTCGATGGCGCATCTGCTTTGTCTGGACTGACCGCGGTCCGGCTGACGTTGAAATTGTCGACTACCACTGAAGGGAGAGAACATGAGCTTGCTGACAGATCCGTCTCATCCGGGTGACGTTCTCTCTGAACTTTATCTGGTTCCGCTCGGCATGAAGGCCCCGACACTGGCAAAACACCTTCGGGTGCCGCGCACGCGCGTGGAACGCTTGCTCAAGGGCGAGACGACGGTGACTGCGGACACGGCGATGCGTTTGGCAGCCTTCTTCCAAACGACCCCGGAATACTGGATGAACCTGCAACGTGCCTGGGATCTGGCACGTGCCCGCCAGACGGTCGATGTCTCAGGAATCGAACCCCTTCGGGCTGCTTGAGCGCACTTCCGCATTCAGCTTGCGCACCATCACCGCCTCGATCGCGGGCAGCAGTTCAGCCACTGCGAGCGGCGAAATGTCTAACGCCCCGGCCATGGCCAGTGCCGCCGTCATATCCCAGCCGATGACGATTGCGCCGTTCGCTCCTGAAACGATGCGCAACTGACCGCCGAGGCGCTGGACGAGATCCCAGACCGCGATGCCTTCCCGGCTCAGGGGCCGGTTTGCGCAGCTCGGGCAGTCCGGGCACGGCCCTTGGCAGGCGGCGCAGTAGCGATCGCCCCCGCCGAAGACCCAATCGGCAAGGGCGGTGAGACGTTTTTTTCTGCGTCCAAGAGCAGGCCCTTCGAGACATAGATCGTCTGGAACGCCTCGAAGACCGGCCAGATGTCGAGCAGTGCGTCGATCGCTGCAGGGCTGACGGGCAAAGGCTGACCTTCGGCATCGCCGACGCCCTCCCAATCGAGGATGGCCTGTCGCGCCAGCGCCTTGGCCATGGTCAGCGCCAAGGCTTCGGTTGGGACGGCGTCCTCGCCCTCTGCCGCAGCGAGATCCAGTGTCGGATCGGCACGGGCGGCAACCATCAGCGCGGTGGTCAAGGGACGCAGCTGGACGCGGAGGCCTGGGATCAGATCGACCCAGCGCGGCGCATTAGACAGATCGAGTGTCAGCATCCTCAATATCCTTCCACTGCGTTCACCAGCGTCACACGGCACATATGACCCACTGTGGCATCCTTGGCGGCCTGCCAGTCGAAGCTGGCCTGAATGCCCTGCGGACCGGGGATTTCGATCCGTGGCCGGGGAAGATAGACCGTCGGCACCTCCACCGCGAGGCTTTCGCCCGAAGGCAGCGCATAGCCAAAGCTCAGCGCGCAGGCCTCGCCCGCGATCGCCTGTTCGATCAGTGTCTGATCGGCAAAGCGCACCTCCAACCGGCCGGTCAGCGCTGCCATGCCGGGATCAGCCCCCTCGATGCGCCCGTCATTGCGGATGGTCTCGATCCGGTCGATGCCATTGGCATAGGTGATCTCGGCCGAGACGATATTGCCGAGCGGCTGGCCATTGCGCGTGATCGTGCCGCTGAAATGGCCGAACCTGCGAAAAGTGGGCACCTCGGGCGTGCCGATGGTGTAGGCAGCAGCGACGCTCTCGCCCTGCGCGATCAGCCGGGCAGTCGCCGTCAGCAATCCCGA